TGCTCTTCTATTTCCTTGTAGCTTATTATATCATCAAAATCTATTCCTAAATCATCACACAAGAATTTAATCATCTCACCATTTGATTTACTTCTTGAATATTTATCCGGTATTATAAATCTTAATTTCTTGAATAATTTTGGATAATATTTCTTGAATCGTCTAAGTTTAGTTTTATCTTCTGGTCGAAACCATCCCTTACATTCTACCCATAAATCTATTATAGGTAAATAAAAATCTGGTTTATAATATCGATTACCACGTTTAATGGTCTTAAATTCAAATTCTTTCGGTTCATAGATATAGTCGATCTCAGTAAGTTTATAATACCTGCAAATATTAGCCTCCATCTTTGACCTGAAATATTGTTTTAAATCTTCCCGGTAACCGCCCCTCGCTACATTCCTCATTATCTATACCATCCAGCTCTATTCATTTCTTTCTCATCCAGATATTCTAAATTAACATCTCCGGCAAGGAATATAATGAGATTATCCGGAAATATCTTACGCCACTGATCTACAAAATTTTTTTTAATATAATCTCCAATAGGAGATACAGATTCAATTACTATTACATCATCCTTTTTAATCCCTGTTTTTAAGTTTTCCTAATTTTATATCGCTATTTATTTTTAACCATTTAATAAGATTCATTTATTATCACTGCTCCTTTTATAATTATCCCAATCGCAAACCTTATATAATCTCTTATTTACCCACCGGGCAAAGTCTCTTATTTTTTTATTCCCATTTTCATAAATCATTATAAAGGGATCTATGCCTAAATTGATTAATTCTTCAAACCGATACATATCTTCTTTAAAATTAGTATTGTAGTTGCATAAGATATATACCATTATCCTATACGGCTTGACTCTTGCTTTAAATAATATTTTTAATCCTTCTTTTACTTCTTTTTCATAATCCATCAGGTCCCAGGCAAAATGTATTTGCTTTAGATGTTTCACTCTGGCCAGCAATTCAGCATTCTCTTCATTAATCAATCTTATATCCAGCCCCTGGTTAAAATCCATTATCCAGCCCTTATCTATATATTTTTTTAATTTTTTAATATGGCTCGGTAAGGCTAAAAAGTTATTATCCAACAGAACCACTACATTTGATTTAGAATTTAAAAATTCCTCCACTTCTGCGTGTTCCTTTATGTAGCCTTCCTTTTCCCTTACAATACAAAATTTGCAATTTCTTATACAGCCCCGGGTAGTAAAGCCCAGAGAATAATCAAGATTATAAAGAGAATAATCTGGCTTAATATGTTCCATATCATAAGGTAAAACAGTTTTTAGATTAAAACCCGATCCGCCGATAATAGCATTTTCAGGAATATATTCTTCTTTAATATTTCCCTTTGAAAATATCTTTGAAACATAAACCTTATCATAAGTTTTTTTCATTAATGGCAAATATATTTCCGTATGATCCCCAAAATTCTTATGCCATGCTGATAATTTCATCAAAGCTAAATTATGATATTTGCTATCAATATCAAAAATGCCAATTTTCAAATACTTTTTCTCCCAAATTTTCTTATTTTATTTTTACAATATTTTGGGCAGCAACATTCTGTCATTCGCAAACAGTAAAACTACTTCTCTTTTTTTCCTTAAAAATATTTTAAGGTTTTTTCGAGCATTGCATTTGACCCCTTGCAGACCCAAAACCTACATCTCTTTTTTACCTTCATTTTTACCGTTAGTTATTTTATTTTTGGCGTAGTTTTAGAGAAGTACAATTAAAACCTTTTTTAGTGTCTTGTAACTCTTTATTTATAAGCGTTTCAGCACCCGCAGAAATTCCCTTATTTTATTTTTCGTGCTTTTTCTATCGTCTTTCTAATGCTCCTGCAAGAGGTTAAAAAACGTCTTTCGTTTTCAGAATTTTTAAATTTAGTTTCCGGGAAAAAAAAGAGATCTAGAATTCGGTTTTGCAGGTGGCTATTTCTATCTCTCGAAAAATCCCTATTTTTATTTTTAGCATTTTTAGAGCACTACATTTCGGTTCTGCAAGACTCATTTCTAATGCTCAGATTTTCCTTAAAATATTTTTAAGAGATTTTGGAGCATTAGATCTTGTTTTTGCAAGACTCGATTCTAATGCTCATTTTTTTGTGATTTTCCGAATTTCGTTTTTTTTTTTTTTAAGGTGTAGATTAGAGTTTTGCAGAGGTCATTTTTAATGCTGTTTTTTTCCTTAAAAATAAAATAAGATATTTTTGAGCACTGCGTTTGACCCCTTACAAACCCAAATTGTACTTCTCTTTTTTTATACTTTTTTAGCGTTTCGTTTCAATATTTTTAGTCTTTTTTCTAGAGGTACAATTAATTTTGTTTTTTGCACTCCGAAAGCCTTACATAATAAGCATTACAGAACTTCATTTTTAGGCATATCTTTATTTTTCATCAATTTTTAATAACATTCTAATGCTCTTGCAGGAGCATTATATTGTTATTTAATTTTCATCAATTTTATTTTTTCCTTTTCTTTCGAATGCCATCACAAATATGTGCATCATAATTGCTCCTTATTAATATATTCTTCAATTGCCTCGTCTGAGTAGCCAAAAGCTTTACCTATAATCCAATGATCATATATCGTCTTCGGCTTTTCCGGTAAATTTTTTATTACCTCCGACATAAATGTTTTTCTATAAATCCAAAATTCCCTCCAGCCATCTGAAAGATATTTGTTAATATAATATAAATCTTTATATCCCTCTACAATTTCCATTGCTTCATTGACATATCTATTTTGCACTGGCAGCATTGCAGAAGGTTTTCCTCTTTGTACCAGATAACAATATTCACCTATTTGAGTTTTTAAATTGTCATTTATCATATCTTCCCCAGCATTTTTAATATCACCAAAATTATCATAAACACTACTGCACCAAACAAAGTCCACCAACACCAATCGTTAGTTCTCTCTGCTTTTTTAACCGGATTGCTGAATCCTTTAATTTTTTCTTCGCCTATCTTTAATTTCATTTAATCACCTTCCTCTTTAGTTTTAATTATTCATTCTCTATAACTATCTTAACCGCTTTATTTAATTTCTCTAATAGCCTAAGACAATCATTACAAACTATCACAAATCCGGTAATATATCCTTTGTCATTTCGATGTGCTACTAAATTTATATTTCGTTCTTTTCTGCAATTAACACATTGCAAATTATAATCCGTCATCCTATTTTTATTCCCTAACCTATGTAATTTTTCACTACCGTTCAGTCCTTCAATACCCATTTGATTACTCTCCTCCCCTTAATCTGGATGGCTAAATTCACCAGGTAAATGGCCAGACCCACCGGGGAGCTCTTTTTTCTCCCCTTGCATCTTTGCTCTACTTTTGACGATGAGCTGTCCTTCATCGATCCATGCACTCTTGATAATCTTGCCATCCTTTAATCCTTTAGGTTGAATTTCATATTGAATACAACCGTTCATATAAATAATCTTAGCAACAACCATACCTTCAAGTCCTGTAACCGTATCTTTTACTTTATCGCCTATTTTAATCATCGTTTTACCTCCTTTCTTATTTTATTTATATTCCTCAATATCCCTCCTAACAGATTGATAGATCTGATTTAGCTCATGTCTAAAATAAGAGATCTCTTCCTTTTCATCCATACTTTCTTGATTTAATTCCTCTAACCTATTCTTCAAATTAAGGTATTTGGCAAATAGATTCATGAACTTCCTCATAAAAAGCCCGGCTACCTCTTCATTACTACGCCTTCTGATATCTATTATGTTCCTATGCCTTCCCTCAATCTCTTTCATGTAAAGCTTTAATTTTCCTGCAGTATTACCCACTTTTTTATCTTCGTAATATACTATTTCATCACCGAACATCTCTTCAATTTCCTTCCAAGCCTTTTCGTAATCACATTTCAAGGACGTCATATTTCTTAATTAACTCCTCCCTATATTTATCAAATTCCTCCTGGCTCATTCTCCAGTTATTCATAATCTTTCTAAGTTGAGTCTCTGATAGTGGCCAAGCCAAAACGTCCCCTCTGCATAAATAAACATATTGGGTCCCCATACTTATAAATCCCTTATGAAGTTTTAGCTTCGGATAGGTGAGGGTCTTATCAGTAGTAAAAATTTGTCCAGGTTCAACTTCATTTACCTTCAATTAAAAAACCTCCTGATCGCTATTTTTTAAAATATTTTTTCACATATCTTGTCAATTCTTTCTACAACCGATATTAAAATAGAACCTATACGGGTTCCTCTCATGGCTACCACAAGTTCACGATAAGCCTTCCTCAACTGCCATCTCTGGAATGAAAAAGTATTCCTCATCACTATAATTTGCTCCTCACAAAGTGATACTGCCCTAATATCTACTTCTTCGTTTAGCCATTGTAAAATGTCTTTATATTCTTCGTCACTTACCGGTCTATGTTTTCTCATCTATTACTTCCTCCTAAGTTTCTATCGTGGGATCATATTCATCCTTTTCTAATCCAAAGGTCCAGGCTTTTGCCTCTTGCACACTACACATATCAGGAGGCACCTTGAGAAAATATCGTTTGCCAGTTGAAGAATCTTTAACCTGTAAAAATGCTATGCCATCTGTTAAGATTATGATTTTATCCTCTCTGTCATTAAAATACCCTCTTGGAATACTACCATAAAAATCAGGAGGATACTGAAAGGTGGCATCTCCAAGAATGATATATTGAATTTTATTCATCTCAAATCCTTCTCTTATATAGTTCCCATAGCCAAATTTCCTTAATGCCTGCTCCCTTAATTCTAGATTTTCTGTTCCTTCTATATCCCCAAATGTTATAGGATAATCCATCTCCAGTTTTATTTTCGTCTCTATATCCTGGAGATACCGTTCCAGATAAGTTTTAAATCCACGAGAAATAATACTATCTCTTCCCAAACTCAAACTCTCCCCAAGAATTAATCTTATATCCAGAAAGTTACTAAATAAGCTCATATCCTCGGAGAGGATTTCAGCTAAGTTCCTCTTGTTTAGAATTCCTAGAGTTATATCCCAGGGAAAAAATATTATGGTATGAATTCTACTTGCCACATTTATCGGAGGTATCCCTATATGATAACTACATAATCTTTCCTCTCCCACCTCAAAATATAATTCAATAACATAAGGATTAAAATGTGATGATCTTAAATCCGATTCACTTACTCTCCCCTCCAGTATGTAGTAGACCCCATATTCGGTATGCCTTACATTCTCCCCAGTTTTCCATGAATTTAATCTAGTCCTCAACGAATTTGATATAATCTGTATCATACTCTCTTTGTCTCCTAATTTCATAAGTTCCAACAGGCAAAGTTATGGCATTATGCTCTTCATGGATTAATTCTGTTGGCTCTTTAACCATTGCGTAGCCTATTACCTGTGATTTTGGTTCTGCCGTAACGGGGTTCACCACGAGCATCTGCCCATCCCAAACTCCAATCGGATTATTAGCAATCCTTTCGGCTACTTCCAATATCTTAGCATTTCCCTTTAATCTGTGAGCATGCCCGGTAACTTCTCCTCTTAGAATTATTTTATCCTCTTCAGCCTTAAATTTTATGTTTTCAGGTAATTTATCAATTTTAATTAACAAAATATCTCCGTGTCTATAGTGTTTATCCATGATAAGAAATCTCCTTTTCTTTTTTTTTAAATATCTTCCCCAAATTTTAAACAATGATTTCATCCACCAAACCATATTCCTTGCATTGGCCAGCGTCAAACCAAAGGTCATGCTTCAATATTCCGTCAAGTTTGCTCATGGGAATCTGCGTATATTCTTTATAGACTTGCTTTATCATCACCATAATCTTATCCAGATTCTGGATCTCATCCTTAAACTCCTCATACTTGCCCCACATAAAGGAACTCAGTTGATGGATGAGCATATAAGCATGACGATTGATAAATCTCCTTTTTCCACAAACGCTCAAGAAGGTTGCTGCACTAGCACAACACCCATCAATCATTGTATGGACAGGAACAACGCTCTTAATTATTTCATCCATTCCCGCCATCCCTGCAAAGATACTGCCACCGTAACTTTGGATATGAAGATAGATATTAGCAGGCTCCCGATTTTGAATTGTGGCCTCGCGTTGCAAATTAATTCCCATGCTCAATATATTTCTATTAAGTTGTAATATTTTTTCTGTTTCAATACGAGAATAGAAATAAATCCTATTTTCTACCACTTCGACAAAAGACGGACGGGCTTTCTCTTCCTGCTGAGACTTCGAGTCCTCTTTGGGTGGTATTTCTTCTTTCTTCCCCCAATAAAAATCGCTCATTTTTAAAATTCTCCTTTCTTAATCTCGAACAAATGAAATACTAATGCCCCATTTTCTATTTGAAAAGTTCCTATATAATTAATTATTCTGAGGTAATCTTCACCCAAAGGATGACCGGTCCCACTTAGCCTAAAATACCTAGTTTCCTTTTCTGTTTCTGAATCTACCATTGCCCATAAATAAGGAGCGCCTCTTTGAGTTTGGACCGTCAGTATTTTAGCATCCTTAGGCAATTCTAAAGTGAAATGGTCTTCTACAGGGATCGGATATTTATAGATGGTTAACATATTTATTCCTCCTTTTCTTAGAAATAAGCATATTCTAATTAGCTTAAAAGCACTTCATCTGTAGCATTATCTCTCTATTCTTTTTTTTCCTATATCATTCTGTTTAGAGCAGATTAAAAATAACGTCATCTCAACAGCTCAGTTCGTCATTGTCAGCCTCTCATTGTCAGCCTCTCTCCACCATTTTCATTTCCTTATCCCTTCCCTATATTATTCCGTTACAGTAGCTCAGACTGGATTATGAGGAGGCACAAGACCAGCAGTAAATATTTTATTACATGCAATATCTAACATTCCTTATAACCCGGCCCCTCAGTTAGAAAGTCAAAAAGCAACAAGTTATTAATGATATGCTAATTCACATTTACATCCTAACATTTTCAACTTTCCATTTTTTTATCGGAGATGAGCAATCATACTCTAGCCTAAGGGCACATTGCTTTTAGCATCATCTCTCCACCATCTTTATCTCTTCGAATAATTCATTCAAGAATCGTGTTTCTATAAACTTTTTGCTGTAATTATTTATCTTGCCTTTACTCCAATCCGGGTGTTTATTGCCATAAAAAATCTTCATATCATCATATAGCTTTCGCCAGATCGGAGTATTCTGTCGTATAACCTGTTCGGCAAAATGAAATAATGCCCTCTTCAATTGGTGGTTAAATCTCTGATTCCCCTTCTTGGCTACCATTCCGGCATAATGTCTCAGGGCATACTTATCGCTAAACCGGGAAGCCCTTTTAATACCGGTTATCAGGCCACCGGCTACTGCAGGTCCGACTCCCTTTATCCCCTTTAGATAATCCTTCCAGACAGGATGTTTCCTTACTTCTGCTTGTAATAGTTTAGTTTGAAGTTCGAAATCTTCTTCTAGGGCCTGGATAACTGCCTCCTTTTTCTCCACCGCCTCTTTCTCGTATCCGTTCAGATTCACCAATTCTAATCTATTCTTTAGAGCGAACAGCCTTAATTTAGTCGCCACCATAATCTTTTCAGTATCAGCACGCTCTTTGAATATTATGCTGATCCGGGCAGTCATTTCGTCTAGCTCTTTGAATTCATAAAAATCTTCAGGGTGCTCCTTAATTAAATGTTTTACGGCAAAAGCGTCGTTCTTGTCTGTTTTTGGTAGCTTCAGGTTCTCCCGGCACTCCTTAGTTCTGATTCCCGGCAGTGTAAATACCTGATGGCCCCTTCTCCTAGCTAAGAGTTTAAAGGAGTCTCCGCCACCTTCCTCGAAATAGAAGGAATTTTCCTTTTCAATCTTATCCAGAAATTTGGAGAATTCTCCGACGCTCGGGGCCATGGTTTTGGATTTCTCATTCGCGAGATCAAAGACCTTTAATTCCTTTTTAATGGACCATTTAACAAAATACATTTTAAATCACCTTTCTTTCTTTAGCGAGGCAGAAGCAATCTATAAATAGCTTTTTCGTATTCTTACGCTAGCATTCTGTCTGCAGTATTTTATTCGGAAGCAATTCTTGATCAGCACATTAAACATTATCGCTTTAACTTTCCGTTTTGTCAGTCAGAGACATATTTCTATTAGTAATCCCTTCGAATATAATGCTATAATAGTTCTCCTTCCCTTTTTTTCTAATATCTAAGATAGACAAAAGGCAATTTTGGCCTAAACGAATAAGTCATTATAATTTTAGCTCTTTGCCTGTCCCAGCTTTTATTAAGGCAGAAGCAAACATTCTTTAGTCTATCGATATCGAATTAGTAGCATTCTGCCCACAGTATCTTCTTCTCGGAAGTAACCTCGCTAATAGCATGTTAAGCATCTTCCTTTTAGCTTTCCGAGGAGATTTAGGCAGAGACATAAGGCTTTTATCTATCTTCGGAATAAAATGTTTTTCAGTACTCCGCCTCCCCATCCTTAGAGACGGACAGAGGCATTCGCCAACTAAATAAATCAATACCATCCTAGCTCTCTGCCCATCTCTTTGATCTTTCTGTCATCTAATAATAGAAGCATATATTTAGTAGCAATTCTCCAGTCTACAGTTCCCTATTAGCGTTCTATCTCTCAATTTTCTTTTTTTTGGGAGGCAAAAGCAGATATATTACAAGCTTTTTTATATCACCATTCCTTTAGCATTCTGCCTCACGATCCTCTACCGGAAGCATCTTTATTGTAGCAATTTAAGCAATTTTATTATAGCTTTCCGGTCCACTAGGACAGAGACATGCCTCTTCTATTAGCTCTTTAGACATAACATACCAATAGTACTCCGCCCCATTCTCATTTCTATCTTCTTTTTAATATTAAATATGTTACTATTGCCACCACTACTACAATTCCTATGAACCAATACCACATCTTTGTTCACCTCTCTTATTTCTCCGTCTTTAGCCGGCTTTTTAATAACTGCATTCTCTCTGATACTCTATTCATTTGTTCTCTAATTTCGCAGAGTCTTTTATATTCATTTTCAATCCATCCTTCGGAAGCCTTCTTGGCAAGATCCTTTTCCTCTTGCACTTCCATCGGGGAACCAACTAGCTCGCTATTTACTTCAGATATAATTATATTCAGTTCTTTAGCCCGATCTAATACGGAAAAAACGACTTTTGATATATCCCCAGTAGTCGCTGGTTTCTTACTTTCTCCACTGCTTAATTCTCCTGTCATCTCTTCTTTCCTCCTTTCTTAATTAATTTTAGGAAACATTTTTATCTTTTCCGGATAGATTTCTTTCAGACTATCTTTCAAGTAGACCGAGATATTATTCCATTTACAATAATTTACTATATTCTCTACCCAATCTCTTTTTGGTATGACCTTCCCCTTCCTCTTCCCGGTCTCTGCTCCCAGGATCACCCAATCAATATTTGCATTTAAAAAAGGTCCGGGGTTAATATATTCGAGTATAGGTTCGATTGACACAAAGGTTATATTGCAGCTCGTAATAAATAGATAAGGGATCCCTCTCTCAAAATCTTTTTCTCTTGTTATGGTTACTCCCAGCCAGCAGTTTCTCGGGAAAATATATCTATCATAAACCTCCGGATATCTTGTCAGAAATTGGAAGATATGTTGGGGATATTGTTTTACTTTTTCCAACACTTTTTCTAACCACTCATCTTTCCAATGAGCTATTTCGCTCATTGATCCCACGAATATCTTTTGGGTCTTTTGGGGAAATTTTTTAGCATATTGAGAATATAAAAATGTAGGTTTAAAATTCTTTAAACCCGATAAGTAACCTCCTGTCCAAACCCAATTAGGATGTGCCATATAATAAAAATTAAACTCATCACTATATCTCTGTTTCCAAAACCTCTTTGCTATTGCCCTGGCGTAACAATAGCTACAGTTGTTCCTGCAGCCCCAGCACGGATTCCACGTCATCGAACACCACCCGATTTTATTTTTCATTTTCTTCCACCGCAGCCTTTCTAAAATTTACGTCAGCTTCATCTTCCCAGGAATATTTCTTATCCTTCACCACTAATTTCTCAATATTTTTTTTAAGTCTCTTCGAAAAATCATTGAATTCACTGTTTCTTTTTATCTGCTCATAATAAGTCTTTATGGTAGGAAACATCATCTTGCCTCCTCATAATTTTTTATATGCTTCAAATGTAATAAAATCGGCCTCTCCAATAACTATTCTCTGGCCACACCTTAAACATATTCTTGTCTGCCCCTTCCTTCCAGCTTTTGCGCGGATAACATGAATCGGTCTTGGTAGTTCTTTATTGATATCGAATGGGCAGCCACTTTTATAATTTGTCACACAACGCATTACCGTTATCCATTTACCATTGCCTGCTCGGTACCCGCAATCGTGGGGATTCCAACAGACCCGGCAAGGGCACATTTTATCTGCTGCCCCAGTCAATCGCCCTTTATATTCTCTTTTATCTAAAAGCCGGTTTCTAATTTTCATTCTTAGCCTGCATTCTAACCTCTTTTTAATATTGGATCTCGCATCTCTGGTTTTAATTTTTGCTTACTATCAATTATTCTTTTTTTTCGTCTTTCATTCAGCATTCTACTTCTTTTAAATTGGTCTATTAAGACAAATAACATAAAAAGTAGAAGTAAACCAATAATAATATTCCTAATTATTATCATTTTATTTAACCTCCAATAAAAATACTTTTTTTTAAATTTCATTTCTTCTTTTTAATCTCTTCCTATAACTTTTTTGAAATCTATCACGCTTAATTCATGACCTTTGAATATCGCTGATTCGCCATTCCCCCCGACATAATAAATATTATTAGCGTCTAGATCACTTAGCATTTCTGTATATACAGCATCAATACAGTCTAAATCTGTTATGATTTTAATTTCATCCCCATAAATTGTAATCAGATTAAATTCTTCTCTTTTATTTGTCATCTTCTCGACCTCCCTTTTAACCTTCTTTTCTTATCATGCCCGCAGTTCATTTTCTCTATTCGCTTCCATTCTCCTAACTTCTTCCTTCTGGCCCTCTTAATTTCCCTTCTCTTTGCCTTGTCGATCTCAGAATCGAGCATATCGAAGGTCTGATTAATATAGTCCTTACCCATGCTACTATCTATCCTTTCAGCCTCTTTCTTGAGATATTTTCTAATCGCTTTCTGCATACTGCCTTCCTTTCTAATTTAGTTTTCTGCCTCTTATTTGCTCAATACATTAGTCAAGGATATCCTCTTAACAGTAGCAATCCTCTGTTCTCTTTAAAATCACTGTACCTTTCTTCCAGCCTCTCCAGCCTGTCCTGTATTGCTCCAATCAGCTCTACGTTGGTCCCATCCCGGCTAATTAAAATCTTAATTAGAAGTTCATTCTTTTCTATCTTAAAGCTCAAATACGAGACCCATAATCCTACTAAAACCATTATGACTATAAGCACAATTAATAGATTCTCGAACTTTCTCATCTCTCCACCTCTTTAATCCGTTTTTCCAACTGTCTTCTCATGCTATTATCTGGGGATAAATTCTTAATTAGCTTCTTCCATTTCCTGATCTTATTCTCTTCCCTCCGATTCGCTTCCTTATATTTTTGGCATTTTTCCTTATTCCGGCCGTGCTTCTTTGCTCCTCCAGATGTTTTTCTCATCGCTACATCCCTCTCCTCTCCCTTAAAAAGTTCCTTTTTATTGGATCTTATAATTTCATTATCTTGCATAACAACTTTACTGCCCGCCCATATCTGCCCGGATTCTGTTTCGAATCCCAACCATATTTATGGGATAATTTTTTCTTGTTCTGCTCATAGGTCTCCCATTTATTATCTCTATGCATCTTATTCTTTTGATTTGCGAACGGTTTAATACTCATGTGCTGTATATTCCCTTTCTTTTATCCGGCAATATTCTGGATAAAAATCTAAGGCAAATTTTCCAATCGTCCCATCTCTATTCTTCGCAATCAGAATTTCCATCTTTTCTGGTAATTCGCCACCTGTCCTCATCTCAATCTTTTCTTTGAGTCGCTCTTCCCAGTAAACAAAAAGGACGATGGGAGAGCATTCCTCAATTCTTCCACTATCCCTAAGGTCAGAGAGTCTAGGTTTTCTAATTATGTTCTTATTGCCTCGTGATAGTTGACTCACCACAAAAGTGGATATTTCTCGTCCCAGGGTTATGCCCTGCAAGTCTTTTATGTTCCCAGTCACTTTCTGATAATCGGTTAGTGCCTTCTTCCTATCTAGGTTCTGGAGGTAATCCATGAATACTATTTCAGGATTATATTTTTGAATATATCTTCTTATGTCCTCTATATCAAATACCTTCTTGATATTCAAATTCCAATGATCCCCTACTATGGTAGCGATGCTATCCAGGGCCTCTCTCTCTCCTTTATCGAATATTCCCTTCCTAAAATCCATGATATTCTTGGGCATCAAGTTGGATAACAATCTTCGAGAAATTTCTAGTGCAGTCATCTCTGAAGATAAATAAAGAATCTTTTTTTCTTCCACCACATCTATAAAATCTATAGCCAGTTGTATAGCAAATGAGGTTTTCCCCTGGCTGGTAAATCCTCCAATAGTTATTATTTCTCCTTTGTCTATCCCCCCGAGGTATCTATTAAGATGTCCCATCTTAAACCGGTGGGCTACTCCTTCTGCCGATATTTTTAAGGTATTCTTCAATAGTGTTTTTAAGTTTTCTTCCTTTATCTCGATTATCGGTATCAGGGATATTTTTTCAAGTGCCTTCTGGGTGTCTATCTTCTCTAACTTTAGTTCCTCTAAAATAAATAATATTTTTCGTTGATTAGATTTTTTCTTAATAATCTGGTTATAGAATTCTATATTCTCGGGAGTAGGTACACTATTAACCAGCTGGGTCAGATAGGTTATTCCTCCTATATCTATTAGTTTGTTTTTGTTCTGCAATTCTTCTGATAAAGTCACCAGATCCACAGCTATATTTTTATTGAATAGCTCGAGGATTACCTGGTATATTCTACTATGAGAAGTCTTATAGTAATCATTAGGCTCCAGAATTTCCACACTAGCATAGACGGCCCTCGGGGATAGTAACATCGAGCCTAAAGAGGCTTGTTCCGCCGAAATATTCCGTTCTGATTCTATCGGTAACATAATTTTCTCCTTATTCCAGATCGGGTAAATCAGAAGCTTGACCTTCCTCTTCAAGACACTCAAAAACATCGGCTGGTCTGGGAAAGTATCTGCACTTTTTAAGGCATTCTTTGGTAATAAATTCGGTTTTATCGTCAGATATCTCTTTAAATATTTCAAAATATATTTTTAAGACATCGGGGTTCAGATTCTTTTCGTACACCTTACCGAATATCTTCATCATCTCGTTAAAATTTTTCTTATCCATCTTCTTCCTCCATCTTTCTTAAAGATTCCTCCATTCCATCACCCTTATTTTTTCTCAAATTAAGCTTAGCCTTTTCTAGGTCTGCAAACTTATCGGTCCTCCCATTTTCGAAGCGGGTGAGAAATTCTTGAAAAGTCCAGGTATAAGTACATAAGTCATATTCTTCTCCCTTTAGTAAAATTGCATAATTAGATATTCGTTGCTTAACTTCTTTAATAGTGGTATATTTCAACATCCTTTTTATCCGGTCCTGGATATTTTTTTCGGTCTTGGGAGATAAACTGGTATGAATCACAATATCCCTACTATTCCAGAAATTTAGCAATCCGGAGTATATATGTATTATCTTCTTGTTAAGAACATTCTTGTTAGTGTCCTTTTCAATTCGTTTGCGTTTTAGGGTAGGTGTCCCTGAAGTCGTCTCTTCTTTTTCTTTAAATTGATATGGCCCCCAATTTATAATAGTTACAAGCACCCCATAAGGTGTCCCTGAAGGTGTCCCAATTTTGATGCGATGGTGTCCTTTTTTCTTCATTTGCGACGCGTCATTTTCCTTTATTTTACCGTTGTTTCCGGCTAGTCCGTTTAAAAAATTGCTCACTTTATGTCTAGACCAGCCCCAATCTGTAGCCAGAGACTTCTTAAAAACAAAGATTTGCCCAGATTTTATCTTTATTTTCATGTTTTTTATTTGCCCAGATTTTATCTTTATTTTTGCAGCCTTAAAATCGAAAGTATAGTCATCGTGGCTGGCTCTGAGTAATAAGTCCACCCAAGCCTGCCCCTTAGAAAATGGCTTGCTCTTCCAGATATTACTATTTTGTAGCTTCCTCCAAAGCTTAATCCAGCCTTTTTTTTGCATCAGATAAATACCCCTTTTTTTTAGATGGCTGATATAAAAAAATTAAGGCAAACACCCAACCGTGGAGGTGCTACCTGCTAATAGCAGGCTTATGAATCCACAATTTTATAAGAATGTTTGCCCTAATTAAGTCTTTATTTTTTGGTTCTTGCTTCATAATTAACACCTTCCAGGGGCAATGATATAACACTTTTCCACACTAATTCACTGATTTTTATCATTTTCTAAATCTATTTTTTAGCTCTTCTAACTTCCTATTTTCTGATATCAGCCTTCTAATTTCCCATCCTTTACTGTACCAGACCCGGCCTATCTTCCTGCCTTTCAATGTCCCCTTCCTCAATAGTAAGGTTATTTTATCCACCTTAAAACCAGTTATCTCCGCTATTTCAGTCACGGTAAATGACCTAAAATTATCAAAAAATTCCATTAATCTCTCCCCTTATTTAATTTTAAAATTCTCTTAATATACCGACTGGATTAACTCCCCATTCCCCGTCCTTGCCAGGCTTATAAGGCTCAATTTCACAGATTACCCGGGCCCTAATCTTCGTTTCTCTTAGTTTTGAATCACCAAATACATATCTTATGCTGAGAAGTACATCCACACAAGATTCACTTATTTGATTTATTTTTAATATTTTAAAAGTAAGTAAATCCTTTAAATAAAACCAGTTCTTTAGCAGTTCACTATTGTTATTTTCTTTACTTCTCCAGGTCTTCTGGGTATATTTAAGCATCTCTGACCAGTTGTTAGCTTTCCAGGCGTTCATAAAATTGGTTAATATATCTATTGCATCCATAAATTTACCTCTTTTTTTAATTCAGGTCTCCCGCCGGGACTCTGCCTAGTTAATCATATTATGTATCTTAGTTATCTAATTCTCTTTACGATCTAAATGTCCAAAAAATCAAGGCAAACAAATAAAAACCGTGGAGGTGCTACCCGCTAAATTAGCAGGCTTTTGGACCCACAATCTATTATTTTATCTGCCTTGATTAAATTTTTATCTTTCTGACGCCCAGCTTACTGATCTGCCAGACTCTACTATGCCAAATACGGCCTAAATTTATCTCCTTTTAGTCTAAATTCAAAACTCTCTTAGAATACTTAATTGTTTTGTATCCTAATTTTTTCATAAACTCAATATCTTTATCATCAACCCCTATATAGCCTTTTTTAATATTGTGCCCACAACAACAACCATTTGTACTAATTTTTAATGACCACAAATGTTTGATTTCTTCAGCTATACATTTGTCTATCCCCATCAACTCACCATTAGGCATTTTTAATGTAATTTGATTATCATAACTATCCATTTTTACATTAATACAATCACACATTTTTACTATTCATTTCCTCTTTTTTCCTTAGGTAAACCTAGGTAACATTTTTCACAGATTATTTTATTCTTTCCCTTTTTAGTAATGCAGGCTATCGGTTTATCTCCATCTTTGAATTTGCCACCACATATAAAACATTTTTTTTTGCCCCAAATAAACCTTGTTAATTCGGTTTTCATTGAACATTTTACTTTAACAAAATGCGTAACCTCAACCTTAGAACTTACCAGTTTTTTTTTATATTCTTTGCCTATTATTTCCATTTATTCATCCTCCACCTCAACATCCATTTTTCTTGGCTTGAATGCATTCGGGTTAAATGGAATAACGTGTTCAAAAGTACCATCTAAATAATGAAGAATTACAGTGCCATAAACACCGCTTGGAGGACCAATGAACTCTGCCGTTTGTACGTATTTGAATTTCCTGTCTTGTTTTGCCAACTTACAATATTTCCCTTCCCACCATCTTTTATATCTTTCCCGTACTGTTTCATCTCTTCTCATTCTTTTAATCCCCCCTAATACATAAACTTTGATTCTTTTAATTCCCCATTCTTTGGCCTGTTCATAATTTTCTTTATAGACATCAAGATTCCAGATATCGAAATGAAAATCTTTCTCAGTAAATGGCCCCGTGTCTTCTACACTAAAATATCCCATTCCTTCAATATATATCTTTTGACCAAGTTTGAGAGGACTTTTAACTACCCATTTACCATCAATCAGATCCACATTAATAGCTACAATACCTTCCCTTATAGGGGTCCCAGTTGCAGTTTTGCCATCCCGCCATTTATCAGCAATACAATTTTGGTGATTACTATAAGCCGTCGAAGTCATAATAAAGTATTTTGACTCTTCGGCTTCTATCGGGATTGGCAGGGTATAAATAGCATAGGTTATTGATAGTAGCATGCCTATAAGCACTATATAAATCAATCTATTCATTGCTACCACCGCAGTTTGCATCCCCGTCCAAAATTATCGAGGATCCTTATTATAAAATCAGACATTACCTTAAATATCTGGATTGTTTTAATCATATTTCATCAGCCCTTTTATTTTTTTCTCCTTAGTAATTTTTAATAATTATTCTAATCCTTAGTGATTTTGTAGCGGGACCCTATTTCTGGAAGTTTAGTTACTTCAATCCTTACCGGGAAGGCCTCTTTTATTGATTCCAGGTGGGTAATGACTAATATCTTATCGAAATCATCACTTATGGACTGGATAGCCTGTACTATATTATCCAGGCCCTCTTCATCCTGAGTTCCAAACCCCTCATCTATGACCAAGCTCCTCAGTCTAGTCCCAGCCCTTCTAGCCAGTAATTTAGATAGAGCAATCCTTATAGAAAAATCTATCCGAAAAGCCTCTCCCCCACTATACATCTCATAGTCCCGGACGCCCATCTCATCACTTATCTTTATATCTAAAGTCTCTTTTATCCTCCCGCTCTTTAGGTCTCGAAGAGATTCAATGGTTATCTGAGTTCCATTATTGGTTAATTTAGCCAAGAGGTTATTAGCTTCTTCTTCAATTTCAGGTAAAGCATTTTCGATGATCAGGGCCTGAATTCCATTCTTCCCGAAGGCCACCACCAATTTTTCATAGATGTTTTTCTCCTGCCGACTTTTTTCTAATTCTTCTTCTATATCTTTCTTCTCTTTTTCTAATTTTAGGCACTGCTCAAATTTGCCCTGATACCCGCCTCTTTCTTCTAGGATCCCTTCCCTGGAGATGAGGTCAGATTTCAATAATTGTTCTTCTTGGGCTAGCCTTTCTTTCAGTGAAGGTAATTCCTTTAATTCTATTTTTATTTCCTCTATCTTTTTTTCCAGATCTTTAAAATCCAAGTCTTTCTGTTGGTAATTTTCCAGCCATTCAGCAAGTGCTGTCCTTAAAGAATCAATCTTCTTTTCCGCCTCTTCTAGTCTCGCTCTCTCCACCGGAGCATTATGCAGCTCTTCAATCTTACGATTAAGCTGACGATACCTTTCTTCATCATAACCGATATTTTTAATCTGTTCCTCAAGCCCTTTTAATTCTTTCTGTTCCTCCAGGGCATAATTCTTCTCTGCTATTATTTTTTCAATTTTTTTAATCTCCTCCTGCAAACCGATTATCACCTTTGTTGCTTGCTCAGATTCCTTAAGTCCAAACTGCGCCTTGCTTAATTGCTGTTGCCAAGCATCTTTATCTTTTATGCCCTCTCTAATCTCTTTCCATCTATTTACCAATTTTTCTCTTTGAATATCTGATTCTTCTTCCTCTCTCTTTAATTTCTCTATCCCAGTAAGGTTTAACTTTATTTCTCCGTCTAGATTGGCTTCAATCTTCTTCTTTCTATCGGCATTTAACTTAGCCTCACACAAAGGACATTCTCCTTCCGGATTCTCTCTTAATAGACGTATTTTTTCTTCATTATCCCCAATGTCCTTTTCTAGTCCTGCTATCTGATTTTTAAGACTACTTAACCTCACCTTAAGTTTATTACCTTTCTCCTGAATCTCTTCGCTCTCCTTTTCGAGAGATTTTATATCTTTAATCTTTTTTTCTAATTTTGAAAGCTCGGTTTTCCATTCCTCTATCTGGAAAGCCTTAATCTGTAAATCTTTATGCCTATCTTCTTTATTCCTAATCTCTATTACCAGATCAGCCCTCTCACCTTCTATCTTTCTCTCGATAAGAATCTTCTCCTCTTCCACTTTTCTGATCTTCTGTAGCTTTAAAACAAGCTCATTATTTTCGCTATTGAATCTCTGGTAATCCTTAAATCCAAGCAGGATAGTCTCTTTCTGGGAGATTATCCCTTCACAAGATATTATCTCTTCCTTCTTTGATTCAATCTCCTTCTGCCCTCGCGTAATCTCCTGTCCTAGCCGTTCTATCCTTCTTATCGATTCATCAAATTGTTCACCTTTATGTTTTAAGAAGTTTACTCTATCTTTTAATTTATTTATCTGTTCTTCTTTTTCTTCTATTTTTTGTGAGACCCGGGAATGATCCTCGGATAATTCCTTTATCCTCTCTTTATAAAAATCGACCTGGGCCAATTCCTGAGCGATATATTCTAACCTGCTATCTTTGGTCATAATAATATTGTTTACTTCTTTAAGGTGGGATTTAGCCAGATCGACCAGTTCATCATAGCGAGAAAGCCCTAAAATCTCGGATAAAACTTCTTTCCTTTCCCGAGCACCTTTTCGGCTAAACTCGTCTATCCGTCCTTGGAGAATAAAGGCGGAATTAATGAAGGTCTGATAGTCTATCCCTAAAGTTTTAATAATCCTCTCCTGAGTTTTGCGAACGGTGGGGCAAGTAAGAGAGACGTATTTATTATCTTCTTGGTCATAAACTTGAAATTCCAAGCTAGAGCGAGAGCTCTTCGGGGCTAGGAAAAAACCTCTAATAACACGATATCTATCACCCTCTAAATCAAATACAAATTCTGTTTGCATGTCCCTCTGGCCCATCCGAATAAGACTGTTATCGGCCTTCTTCTCCTGGCTGGCCTTTCTTCCTTCTCCCCATACCGTCCAGGTTAAGGCGTCCAGTAGGGCGGATTTGCCCTGTCCGTTATTTCCGGCTAGACAGGCTACATGGAACTGGGTAAAATCAAGAGGGGGCACATCTTCACCGTAACTTAAAAAATTTTTCAGAGTTAATTTTACTGGTATCATTCTTTTATCCTCCTTCCGTATCTTCTAATTCTCGCTCAAGTTTCTGGGCGTAAGTTTTTAATTCGCCAGACAAAGGAACTAAATCAGGATTATTCTGGATATATTTATCCATGGCTTCTAGCATCCCTAAGTTCTCCGAAATTTCTACCCTTTGAACTCGCTCAAGAGGTCTAGTCTTTTCGGCAATGGTGGTTATCAAGAAAGCCTCTTCTAAAGCAGTATTTATTCTATTAAAATCCAGTAAGTTCTTTTTCTCTCCTGGCAGGGTATAAAATATTCTTGCTACTGCTTCAGCTAAGTCACACTTTTCGATCTCCTTAATTAAAGTATCGGTAGGGTCTTGCCCTTGGGGAATAGTAACGTCTATAGTAACGAACTTTCTGGCGGGGACCGGAATAAATTCATAAGAAGTCTGGCCTTTTTCTATATTTACCAAACAGACTCCTTTGTCATCCTTCTCTTCACCAAAATTTATTCTTTCGATACTCCCCGGATAGACTACCGGAGGGTGATTGTTAAGATTTAAATCCTGAAATTTATGGATATGTCCCAAAGCTACATAATCAAATTCTTTTTGAGCCAATACCTGAGTGGAAAATACCGGATCCCTCCCTATTATTGCCGACCTCTCTGAACCGGAATAAGTTGCTTCTGCAGCAGCCAGGTGAGCAGCAAAAATCGCGGGAATACCCGGCTTCATCATCAGGGCATATTTCTTAATCTTTTTACCCGCCCTTTTCTGAATCTCCTTAGTAATTTCCTCATCAGTAAAACCCCTATATTCTTCCTTGCTAAGAAATAGATTCTTGGTGGGCCAGGGCAGACCAAAAACTTGAACCGGTCCCCCTTTAGTTTCAATATCTAATAACTCGGGTGCGGTTACTATCCTTATCCCGGAGACGTTTAAAGTATCGAAGATATCCAAAGAGGTAGCTTTACCAAAAGATACCGGATTATCGTGATTCCCATTTATCATTACTACTGGAATCTGGGCTTTACTTAGTCGGTAGGCCTGCTGGGCAAATTCACGTTGATGGGTAGGATTGGGATTGCTATTTTTATAGGCATCACCGGTGAATATCACTAAATCCACTTTTTCATCCAGGGCAATATCGATAGCAAAACTAAAACATTTTATAAAATCTTTTAATCGGGTGTGCAGTCCGGTAGAGGGATCCACCCGCCCATAATTTTCCATACCTAAATGAACATCAGCTATATGAAGAAATTTCATCTAATTTCACCTCCTAAAATTATTTTTTTACTCTTTTTCATCCCTATCTGTAGATGGTATCTTGCAGGATTTTCTCCAATAATCCCTTCTGGTTTTTATGGATTTTGAAATTGACTTCGATATAGCCGTCATTATCCACAGACAAGTTTACTGATGATGTTTTGAATACTACCATTGGTTCTTTCGGTTTAGTGACCCTTTTGCCAGTTAGACTTTTAAATGCACTTTCCAGTATCTCAAAGGTGGTAGAAAGCATTGCTGACTTCTCCGAGAGATAATCTCTTTGGTCATCGAAGGTTATCATCACCCCAGGCCGTCGTGAAGTAGCTTCGTAATCACGGACAAACAGTGGAACGGGGCCCTCCAAACTTGAATAGGGAATTTTAGCCCAGATTTTTAAAATTTCTCCTTTCCGGATTTGTATGTAAGTAAATAGTAATCCCGAAAAACTATACTTGATGTAGGTTTGCAGATACCCCTTTCTAATTCCAGGCTTCAGAGATATAATATATTTATCCAACTCAAGATAAAGGTCATTTATCCATTCTGGGCGTCCTTCTAAGTGATACTCCTCATTGAAAGCCATATCTTTTCCTCCTTTCTTTTCTCCAATCCTATTTTTTCGTGCTTCAAAATCCTCGGCGATTGGTGAAAAAATATTTGAGAATTCAAATGCTTCCTTCTTCAAGGTTTATTGTCCCCCTTTTTAAACTTATCTCTTTAGATATTCCTGCCTTTTCTAAAATCTCATTGATAGCTTTCTGATATTCCGCAAGTATCTTATCCCATCTATCCTCTAATTTTTTTATCCTCATAATCCTCCCCAGGAAGAACCCCATAGCGAAAATTAATGCGATAAAACAAATCACAGCTATCATAGTGCCCATCTCACTATCCAGGAGACTATTTAATTGCACGTAATTATTCATTTTTTTAATCTCCAGATTGCTTCTTATTCGTATCCTTAGCTGGAGTTATAGTTAATATTTCTCCTTCACCCAAAATGCAGGATATGACCGTTAGAATTATAGATTCGATAAACTTAGTTGTTGTATTGATATCCTCTTCGGTAGGATTCTCGGGAAGGGTTCTAAGTATTTCTTTTAAGCTACGTACTGTTAACCTGCGGAGTGCACCATGTTGTACATCTGAATATAAGTTTCGTGATATTTTGTTTAGAATTTCGTCAGCCTCTTTTTGGCCTTTACTCCTCTGAAGTCCTTGTGTCCTTTCATACATTAATTTAATAAATTCTTCAGGTTTCATTTTCTTCTTCCCCCCTTCTTTTTTTTATTTCCTATCTTGATGAGATCCGATTCCGTAAAGCTGGTGATCTCTAATTTATGCTTGCATTCTTCACATCCAAAATAAAAGGATAAGTTATACCAGTTAGACGCATAAATAAGCATGCGATATCCCTCTTCTTTCATCAGCGCCTTACCACATACTTTACAATGAGCTTTCCTTTTGTTATTTTCTTCTACATCATCAAAAAATAGCTTTCCTTCAATAAACCATCTATTTGCCTTCTTCAATCCTAAAGGATGAAATCCTTCTCGACGTTTATACGCTCCCATCCTACCCCAGTGCTTTCCAGCTCTACTCATTCCTCTCAATATCGCTTCCTTTTCTTCTCTTTTTTTCTTTTCTTCCCAAACGTCTTTCACTTTATCTATTTCTCTCCTTCTACTATCACATCGCTTTTTCTTGGCCTGAATATACCAAAGGCAATAACCCTATCCCCCGTTCCGTCAAGATAATGAAGATGTACCGAGCCATAGAAGCCACTCGGTGGACCAATCCATTCGACCGTCTGTACATATTTAAATTTGCCATCGGGATTCTGTCTGAGCTTGCAGTATTTCCCTTTCCACCATCTTCTATATCTTTCCTGCACTGTTTCTTGATTTGTCATCATTTTACTCCCTCTTTGTTTGTCTACCCTGATGGGATTACCTCCAATTTAACAAGTTCCTTTCTCCATAATTGTTTTGTTCTCTCATCACAATGAGCCATTGCATCTTCCCAATTTGGAAATCGCCCATACTTTATTTTAAAATGCATTTGATAATAGAGGCTATCCTTATTATGAGGTTCATTTAGATGGTGTTTTGTAGCACACTCTTGACATAAATCAGATTTAGGTAGTAAGAGTTTTAATCCTTCATCTTTCATTTTTTTTCCTTCTTTTTTATAAAATCTTTTAATCTTTCAAATGTCTCTGAACTTATCACTCGCCAATCTAATAGAGCGTAAATATATCCCATTACATAGTCTTCGGAATGGAATTTTAAACTATTCTTTACTGAAGTTATAATTATATTGTAGTCTTTCATTTTAAAAAATCCTCCACAGAGCTTTGTCCTTGTCTCTTACAGGCAGCAACAATTTTAACGTCTTTTAAACCTACATTGATTATATGAGCAACTTCAAATTCTGAAAGCTCCACAATGCACTGCCCGCTTCCGGAATCAAAATCCAATTTTAGCCAAAATATATCATTGGTGACATCCACCGTCATCAAGCCATTTACCTTTGAATATTTAGATATTCTTTTGCCTCTGGTGATTATTTTCATTTTTTACCTCCAAATATCTTTCACTTAAATTTTTTCCTTATTGCTTTAAATGTTCCATACCCGGAATCCACAACGTCGTATTGCGTTTCTGATCTCCTGTGTGCATTTACGCCCCAAATTCTTCATTTTCAATAGATTAAATAGGCCACTTTCGAGTATATCCCCTACTGTATTTATACCAGATTTCCTTAGGCAGTTATCTGCTCTGAGGGATAGTTCCAGTCTTTCAATGTCTGATTCCACAGTCACTGGGCCCTCCCCTTTAAACCTCTTGCTTAGTGCGATTCTCCTTAAAGCCTTCGCTTCGATCTGACGGATCCTTTCTCTAGTTACTCCGAACATTTCACCTATTTCTTCTAGTGTATGATCGGCTCTCAGTTGTAATATCTTTTTTTCTCGCTCTCTAATTTTAATTTGTGTCATTCCCATTTCTTCACCTCCAAGGCATGCCTACCCCGGCAGGGCTACCCCCACCCTGCGACCTTCTCCACACCTACTGCACCGTAGTCCAAACCTGGCATTAATATTAATCACTAAAGATTAAATATAACACCACAGGATAGGCAATTTAATTTACTTTACATAATATATCCTACAGGCTAATGCCTTATTACTCCGGTATATCCTCGTCGGCAATTTCCTGCTCTTCTTTTTCTTCGATTTTTGCCATCTCTATTATTTTTTCCACCGCTTCCGGATTATCGAGTAAGGTTCGTTGCAGTTCTTCAACCGGGCTTCCTGGTTCTTTTAAATCCGCTTTACAGGCAATCCAAGCTATCTCTTTCCAGGTAGACATCCCTGCTTTTTTAAAGATCTTAAATATCTTATCTAACTTCACTTTCTCTTCCTCAGACTCTGTTGGTTCCAGGGCCTTCATTAAGCGATTATATATATCCTTATTGGTGGTCAAGACCTTCTTGAACGAGGTTTCTGAAAGTGTAGTCTGTAGTAACCCCTTCTTTATGGTAAAATTTATAATCTGTCCCCAATTTTTAAGACCGACCTCAGAGGCCTTTTTCAGCACCCCTTCGATAACTTGAGCCTCCTCTTCTTTTTTATTTTGGAAGATGGTCTTACTCTCCTGGTATGATTTGACTTTATGCTTACCTTTAGCCACCTCCTCCTGTAACTTGGCCTCACGTTCTTTTGATTCCTCAAAATCTTTTTTGGAGTTCTCTCTCTCTGTTCGTTCTGTTGCTGCCTCCTCTATTTCTTTTGATTCTCTTAATTCCTCCACAGTTATCCCCCTTGCCTCTGCTTCTTTTCGTTCTTCTTTTTCCAGCTCCTCCTGGGTATAAACTTTTCTACTTTCGTCTTTTTGTTCTGATAGATCGGGGATTTCGAGCTCATATTTTCTACGTTGGCCCAGATATAATATTTCCCCGGCAGCAACCCTCTTGACTTCTTCTAAAGTAGCCATAAGCTCTAAAGTTACCACCCAATGTGTTTTCATTTTAGCTGTTCCCGGTATCTTCAATCTTTTTTGTACCCTTCGCATCTTAAAGGGGACCATAGCCCAGTAGCCTCCAGTGGTTCTTTCAGCGAGAAAAAAAGCACTATTTAGTTCTTGGAAAGAAACCGTCCCCCCAACTTGGCATTCATAGAATTTTCCTATGGAGACTGAAGGCATCATAAAACGCAGATGCCCCCTTTTGTCACAACTTTTTCCTAAATATTCACAGGGACATTTTCTATCTTCCCAACTCCCATCTTCGAGATTTTTCCGTTGTGCGGTAATCCCGTCTCCCCAACATAGCATGGCCTTATTCTTCCCATATTTTTCATAAGATTGTTGAAAAACTATTTTTCGATCAGCTATCGGAAAGAACACGGTAATTTCGGTGGGCTCATCCCCGAATACCTCTCTGACTTCCTTTGGACATTTGAAGTAGTCTAACTCAACTGGATATTCCTCACCGGTTCTAGGTGATATCCTTATTTCTCCCAGTCTAATTTTCTCCTCCGCCATGGGCAACTTTACTACACTGGTTACATCTTTAATCTCACTATACCTACTAATATCGAATTTTTTCTTATTATTATTCATTTAAGAATTACCTCCTTAAAATTTTTTAAATTTTAATCTCCTGTATATTTATATTCAAATTTCCTTTCCTGAGTCTCTCTGGTCATTTCCATCAGCACAATTTCGCCAGATTCGATGTCTCTTTTGAGTGGTTTTAACTTTAGGCTCTTCTCTGTCTTGACATATCTGTCTGATTCTGCAGGATATTTTGTTTCGACTTCTTCTATCGTCTTATCAGTAAACACGATTTTATCCTTCAGTATTTTCCAATGAGTCCAACCACATTTAACTTTGATCACATTCTCTTCAGACTTGGTTAAGATCTCTTTGAGCTGATTTTCTGTAAATATTAGTTTCTTTTGGAGACCATCAATCATTTTATCATTCTCTTCGGTCATTTCTTGATTATCGTGCCTTAAACGCTTAATCTGAAAACTAATATCATCAGTTATCTTTAGTAGCGAACTTATCGATTCCTTGTAGTCTTTATCATTATTCATTTTATCCCTCCTCCAAAATGTCTCTTACTATTCTTATACCACCTATAGTCATAACATCTAAATCTTGGCCACATTCACATCTACATCTTTAATCTCACTATACCTACTAATATCGAATTTTTTTTTATTATTATCCATTAAGATTTCCTCCTTATTTTATATTTTCTAAAAAGTTTTATCCTGGCACTTTTTGACAAATGCCCGAGATTTTATACTCTCTCTCAGATAACTCATCCCTGAAGTCAGACATTTTGATTTCTTTGCCACAGAAACACAGACTTGTTTTTCTTCGGCCTTGGCCGGGGATCTACCGAAGGCTTTTTTCGCAAATTTATCGATAAACTTTTGTGGTTCTTTAGCCCTTGCCAATTTGCTCCACCCCCTTTCTGATTAAGTTAAATATCAGACCTTATTATAATTAGAAATCTGCTTCAGTGGTGAAATATATTGTTTCTTGAATAATCTGATTAATTCCCGTTTTACTGGATCATCAAAACTTATAATGATATCTCCTTCAATCGTGATGGAGATGTTACCGTGAACCCGTCCGGCTTGCTCGGGAAGTCCTTCAAAAATTTCGGTTATCTTTTTCACTAGCATCTGCTCTGTCTCTTCTGTCATTTTCATACATTTACCACCTATTTTTAAGATTAAATTTTGCCAGTTCAGGATTTCCTTATTCCTGACTACATTATAAGCGTTTGCATAGTCATTTGTCAAGTGTTTTATCGAAAAATACTCATATTTATCAATATTCTCCAAATATTTTATCATTTTGTTAGTTTTCTCTTATTTAAGCCATCCGGGAAAATTTTGGCCTTCAAATTTCGCTTTTAAGCCCCCTCTTTTGCCCCTTCCTAGCCAACCCTACCAGCCCCTTTCAAATAATGCCGTGTGGGCGCTCGTGGTGCATCGGCAAAAAAACGATGAAACCCTTATAAACAAAGGCTTTCATCGATTCAGCGAAAAATCATCCCAAAAAATGCCTTGTGGACGCTCTGGTCGAATCGGATATAATCACTGAAACCCTTATAAATAAAGCGTTACATTGATTATCGGCAAAAAAAGAGACTTCCTACCACTCACCCCAGTCGGGTTTTAACCCTAGCTTATTGTCTATTTTTATTAACATTTTTATATCCAGCTCCTGCGATTCTGCAAAGTGAAAATTTAATTTCAGTTTATTATTCACTGCCATTAATATCTCTTCAGTTAGCTCCCGGAGCCTTTCAACATCTTTTAAAGCATAGATAGTACCCCTTGTATAGCAGGCTATCCCATGGCCCATCTCCAAGCCTGAATCTTGTAATATTTTTACTTTCTCTCTTACCTCATTCCATTCTTTTCCTTCTGGTGCTTCTATTTCGTAGAGGTGATCCGAGGCGCCATTAGCCCATAAAGTGATTCCCTGGTTCAGAGCTTTTTCTTCATTGCCATAATAGGAAGAAAGTGCTTCTTTGCAAATATTTATTTCTTTTAAATATTCTGGAGAAAAGTGCTGATAGAATTTAGCCAGGCAAACTACCAGACCTCTGCCGAATTCACTTTTCTCTTTTTTAAAGTATTTATTTATAAAGTGCTGACAAAATTTTACTAGACTCACTATCAAATCCCTGCAGAATTTACCCCTCTCTTTTTTCATGCTTTAGTTCTCCTTTTGCTCTGACAGTGCATACAATTGCAGCCGATACCATGCTCCTCTGCTTTTAATTCTGGAAATGGTTTATCTTCTGGCCAGACCGCCTTTAAGAGTTTTTTTAGTTGTATATCCGTATGATCATGCCAGGGAGAACGAATATACAATTTATTCTCTTTTCTAAATGCGGTCATCTTGCAGGCCCGGCCTTTGATGTAATCCATATCTAAGGCAAATTGTTTATCATTTTTCCATACATCTAATATTTCCTTTGCCTCTTCATCAGTCAGCTCACCTTCGGTAAAATGTAGCCAGCCCAAACCTGCCGGAACTGATAGCCCATATACCTCTTTAACAAATTCAATTAAATTTACTCCGGTAATGTTTATTTCCATCTGTTCTTCTCTCTCTTTCTTCTATTATTTGTCTGTTAAGATATCAAGCAGTTGTTTCCTGCCCCGGTAAGTATCCATTAGACCTCTCAAAAAATCTTTTTCTTCTGCTGAAAAGAGCTCCCAGCCTTGCTTATTTCTTTTCAAACCTAGCTTTCTTAACCGATAGGCTATAGTCCCTATCTTGCATTTATGCTTAAGGGCAATTTCTGCATAAAGCTTGCCTTCATGAAAGTCTTTGATTAATTGGGTTTCGTCTATTTTTTTGGTCATATTTTCCTAAAAAACAGCCCTTTTATTTTTTCAATTAAAGTTCTGGTATGAATGTATCAATCAGCTCAAATTCTTTCAATTACGATGGTCAGGATTGTCTTATTTTTGATTTTTTCGATGGTTTTCTAATTTTCCTTTCCGGTTGTTTTGGTCTTTTACCCAGTCGAAAGGGATGCAGGGGGCAATCTGTTATATCGCATGATTCCCGTTCCTTATAACTATTCCCTGAGCATTCAAAACAGAATTGTTTTATTGCTTGTAGAGGTGTTTTATATTTCATAAATATATAGTTCCTTATTTTTTCTTCTAAAAAAAAATAACGACCAGATAAACACCTAAATACTTCTCTTTTTTTAGAGAAGTGTTTAGGTTATCTGATCGTTATTATTCTTAGGTTATTGGCTTTTTTAAGGTGTCAGATGACAGGTCATATACATATTTTATGTAAAGTAAATTATCTAAGGTATTCTGCCTTCTAATTCATTACATAATACATCATATGAGTAGTCCTATAATATATCTTATGTA